CGAAGCAGTGGTTTCTTGAGCGACGCTACCCGAAATTATACAAGGCCGGCGCGCGCGGTGTCTTCGACGACGAGAACAGCACGACCCGTCTCGACGCGGGCGAGATCTTGGCAGAGCGCCTCATGCAACTGCTCGCGGCGCGGGAGGGCGTCGCCAGCGTCGAGCAGCTCGTCGTCGAGACGACGCTCGCCGAGGGGCGCACTGAACCCGAGCCTGACGAGGGCGACGAGGGTCTCGTGCTCGTGCCCCCCGAGCTCGAGGTCGAGGGGGGCGCGTGAGCGTAGCGCTCCCGCAGATCGTGCAGCGCCTAGGGTCGCTGTCGGTCGAGGAAATTAAGACGATGCTCGCGGGCCTGTCTGATATCGAGGCGACCGCGGTGCTTTCAGATTGGCACCTCTGGGCGCTCGACTATCAGCGACTCCCGCCCGGTAAATGGCGTCGGTGGATCTTTCGCGCAGGCCGCGGCACGGGGAAAACTTTCACGGGATCCCGCACGACCAATTTCGTCGCCGCCGACCGGAGCAAGGTTGCGCGCGGGGAGATCGGGATCCTCGGCCGCACCGCCGCCGACGCCCGTTTCACGATGGTCGAGGGGCCCTCGGGGATCCTCGAGACCGCGCCGCCCGACTTCCGCCCGACGTGGGAACCCGGAAATGGGACGCTCCTATGGCCGAACGGCGTGCGCGGTCGCGTGTTCTCGGCCTCGCAGCCCGAATCAATGCGCGGCCCGAACTGGTCGTGGGTATGGGCCGACGAGCCCGCCCACTGGCCAAACCTGGCCAAATCATGGTGGGAGGTGATCGAACCTGCGATCCGTAGCGGGTGGGCCCGGGCGATGTTGACGACGACCCCACTACCCGCGAGCGACTTGATAGACCTCGAGTCTCGGCCCGGGTCGATCGTCACCCGCGCCGCGACTTTCGACAATATCTATCTCGCCGAGGAAGTGCGCGACGCCTTGCGGTCGCACTACGAGGGCACGCGGATTGGCCGTCAGGAGCTGCTCGGGGAGTACCTCGAAACAAACGAGCGAGCTCTGTGGCAGCACGCCACGATAGACGACGCCCGGATCGCCCCGGGCGCGTCGCCCTCGCTGCGGCGCATCGTCGTCGCGGTCGATCCCGCAGTCACGGCACACGCGACGAGCGACGAGACTGGAATCGTAGTCGCGGGGATCGACAGCGCACGCGAGGGCTACGTGCTCGCCGATTACTCGCTGCGAGGCTCTCCCGCGCAGTGGGGTCGCGCTGCGGTCGAGGCCTACCACCGACACCGCGCCGACGCGATCGTCGTCGAGGTCAACAACGGCGGCGATCTCGTGAGCGCAAATATCAGGGCGATCGACGAGGGGATCAAAGTGATCAGCGTGCACGCATCCCGCGGCAAAGTCACCCGCGCCGAGCCCGTCGCAGCGCTCTACGAGCAAGGCAAGGTGCACCACGTCGGCATTCACGAGGACCTAGAAGAGCAGATGACGGAATGGGACCCGCTCGACCGCGCCTCGCCCGACAGGATCGACGCCCTCGTGTGGGCCTTCCACGAGCTGCTACTATCCGGCGCACGTCGCGTCGGCCCAATTGATGCGTACCTATGACCGACCCAGAAAAACGAAAAATGGCCGATGGCTACGCGAACGCGCTCACAGGTCTAGCGGGCTCGGCAGATAAGTCGACCTATGGGCGGTTCGATCGCCGGATGCGACTCGGCGAGGCCGAGCTTTCGGCCATCTACGAGCAGGACGCGATCGCGGCGCGGATCGTCGACCGCCTCGTCGACGACGCGACCCGGGGTAGCTGGACACTGCGGGGCGAGTCGGCGCCTTTTGATTTCTCGCCGACGCGCTCGACCCTCGAGTCGCTCGACATGATGGGCTCGATCGCCAGCGCGTGGCGATGGGCTCGGCTGTACGGCGGGGCGCTGTTGCTCGTCGAGGTCGACGACTCGCTACCCGTCGACGAGCCCCTCGACCTGTCGAGCGCTAGCCAGATCGTGGGTTTTCAGGTGATCGAATCTCCGTTTCTGTCGGTCGACGTTTACGACCCAAAGAAAGGGTTGCGGGGAATTGTAAGCCCCGAGCACTATCTCGTGTCTTCGCCAATTCAGGGCGCGAGTTTGAAGATCCACCGATCGCGCGTGATCCGTTTCGACGGCGTCCGCGTGTCGCCTGCGAGGATGCTCGCTAATGGCGGGTGGGGCCCGTCGGTGATCGATCGCGTCTATTCAGAGCTCTCGGCGCTCGGGGAGGTGCTCGGGTATTGCCGCGCGGTGCTGCACGATATTTCAATCCAGGTCTACAAGATCACGGGCCTACGCGAACAGATCTGCAGCTCGCCCGCGGGCGAGGCCGAGATCCGCAAGATGCTCGAAACGATCCGTATGTCGACCGACACGCTGCACGCGCTGGCGATCGACAGCGAAGACGAGTTTCTCGAGATCTCGCGCACCGTCGCGGGGCTCGACACCCTCGTCGAGAAATTTGTCGACGCCGTCGTGCGGGCGTCGCCACAGCCTCGCACGATAATCTTGGGTGAGGCGCCCTCGGGGATGAATGCGTCGGGTGACAGCGAGCTGCGTAGCTGGTTCGATCTCGTCGCCGCCGAGCAAAAACTCGTGCTGACTCCTGCGATCACGCGGATCCTCGGGATCGAGCTCGAGCTGCAAAGGCAACGCGGGATCCCTGCACCCGCCGAGTTTTCGATCGACTACCGCGTGCTTTGGCAACCCACCGAGCGCGAGCGCACCGAGGCGCTACTGCGCGTCGCGCAGGCTGATCAAATCTACTTGCTCAACGGAGTGATCGCGCCCGACGAGATCCGCGCAAGGCTGATCAGTGAGGGCGTGCTCGTCGGGCTCGACGCGCCCGACGTGGGCGAGCTCGAGGATCCGCCCCCGCAGGCACCGCCCCGCGGGGGCGAGCGCCTAGGAGATCCTGAGTGAGTCGCCACGGGGCCGGGCTGCTCGCCCCGCCCGAGCGTCTCGCCGACTCGCTTGCGCGCTCCTACGGGGCTGTGCAGCGCGCTGCAGTGGTCGCCCTCGTCGCGCAGGTCGTGCCCGTGCTGCTCGCGGGCGACGACGCGCAGCTACCCGCCGCAGTGCAGCGCGCGGGCGACGAGCTCGAGCTCGCCGTGCCCGACTCCCGAATTGAGCGAGACGCACGTCGCGCGGCCGAGCAGGTTGACGACCGACACCGTCGGCTGTTTTTCGCGGGCCTTGCCACGGCGCTAGGCGTGCGCCTGCTCGGGACCGACTCCCCGACGGGGCGGTCGGCGGGGCTCGGTGGTGTCCCGCCCTTGCTCCCGCCCGGTACCGCTGCGCCCCCGCCCGGCGGGCCTCGGTGGGCTGTGCGGGTCAACCTGTCGCCGACGATCCTCACAGACCAATTCGCGGTCGAGAACGTGCGGCTGATATCGACGCTGCGGCGCGGGATGGTCGAGGCGGTCGGTGATCAGATCGTGCGTGAGGTGATCCTAGGCGGGGAGATCGCGGGCGAGGCTCTCGTCGCGTTCGATCGCCCCGAGCTCACGCGGCGCCTCGTCGCGCAGTGGCGAGCTAAGGGTGTTCCGTCCCTGATACCGACGAGGCGCCGCGACAAATTCGGGCGACCCGTGCCCGTGTCGTTGGAAAATCACGCCGCCCTCGTCGCCCGTGATCAGGTCTCAAAATTGAATGGACAACTTAACCGCGCACGGCAGCAGGCCGCGGGGATCGACTCAGCGACGTGGTCGACGCAGGGCGACTCTCGTGTGCGCCCCGACCACGTCGCGCTCGAGGGCGTCGTGTTTTTGTGGGCCGAGGGCGCGGCGGGGGGGATTATTCCGGGCGGGCCCATCAATTGCCGGTGCTGGGGTGTGCCCGTGATCGACAAAGAGCAGGTGCTCGCAAGCGGTGGGCTGATCCCCGTCGACGGGGAATTCACCCGCCGAGTGCGAGCGCTCGACCCGGGCCCGGGCGCAGCCATACCAGGCCCGACAGAGTTTTCGTTTGATCAGTAGCTCAGCATTTCCCATGCCGCCGCAGCCACGCACGGAACCTGGCCATTGCCAGCGGCTCGCAGTCGGTCCAGCCTATCGGCCACCCGAGCAGGTGCTCGAATGCCCCCGCCGACGGGGTCGGCCCATAGGCTCGCACGAGAGCCCGACAGCTCGGCCATTTCTGCATTGACGGGGCCCACTGATTCGCCTTTGCGGTCGGCGTCGCCACGCAGCCACCACCGCTCGCGTCGGTGCGGCGCGCCCATGTCGGCGGCTGAAAGTCGGACGATGCGACAAAGATATCCCGCTCGCTCGAGGTTGTCGGCGGCGAGCTCGATAGCCTCTCGCTGGACGTTTTCGGCCCAAAC